CTATCTTTGACATAAGCTGTGGCGGAACATGCATTTGCAATGGTTGCCAGACAGGACCTGAAACAGCCCCTATCAAACCACGCATTTGCTCTGAATTCGTAGGCAAAGGATTAGTAGAATCAGGGTCAAAACCCAAATAAATAGTACCTGGTTGAGATGTACTAGTAGCAGGACTGTATTGATAAACTAAAGCTTTTGGATTAAATTTCTGATATTGAGAACTAATTTGTGAGAGTCTTGGAAAAGCAAGCTCATCCAAGACCTCAGTAGTATGAAAATAAGCTGCAAATTTATTACTCGGTGCAGCAACCGTTGTAAATTGTTCAACAGCCCTTTGTTTTACAGTTTGAGTAGGAAGAGTGCGAGTAGTAACTCCAGTGGCGACAGGTGCCTGTCGCACAATCGAAGTAGTCGTCGGACCCCTCCCGCGCCTATTGCGTGAATTAGTATTGGCGGAACGCATGGCTCTCTGTGGCCGAGGCCGAGAACCAATGTTTCGCATATTAGATGTGCCATTAGAAGCACGTTGTCTTTGCCTTTCTTGAATTCGGTTCGTAGCAGCATTAATGCCAGTGACAGCTAAAGGTATAAGTGATTTCATTAAAGCGGAAGCCATTTTCTAGTATTTGATGACGTCCCGAAAAACGCTTAAGGATCATAGTCCTCCTGCGCTATTCGGGCTAGCGCAGGATGGTATACACGATCTCCAATTTTAACTTGAGAATAAGCATTATCTAGCCATAACAGCTCATCTCGTGAAAGGGAATATATAGCAGCCCATTGATCTACAAAGAGATCATGAGGATTCTCCTCCACGAAACGCGCTTGGCTAACTTGGATATGGTATTGATTACGATTAGTAAAATATGCATCTGCAGTTTTAGACTGACGTCCAGTCAAAAAGTTATTAATAAAGCCCTTAAATAAGGGTGAATAATTATATTGAGCAATACTTTTGCTCAGAGCTGACAAATAAAGGCGGCAAGCCTCAGGATAAGTAGAACAGCCAGTAATTGTCCTCGGATCACGAAGACTTTTTCCATATTTAATCAAACGAGACAAACAAGGTGTCCAAATAAAAGTATTACCGGCCCCCACAAGCCAATATCCTTTCAGGAAATTGACCTTAAAAGCAGGAACCTCTTGTAATTTAATTTTAAAACCCAAATGGGCAAAACTGTCAGAAGAAACCCCTAATTTAGCTATAACAATGACCCATGCTAAAGCTGTAATAATAGAATTACCAATAGTGTTATCAGGACCACCGGTCATACGCATGGGACGATCATAATGTTTTATAATAACTCGATTTGTATTATTAATTTTATTGCGACTAATTACTTTAAAAGGAGCAGAGAAAGTTTTTTGCAAGGCTTCAGCTCCAATATCAGACAACCCTGATAATTTAAGAAAAGCGACCTCCACCTCCAAAGGGCCAAAAGACTGGCTCTGATCAAAGGAAGAAAAATCGCTACAATACCATTTATGGTTATAATAAACGACAGAATCATCGCCGGCCACCAAAATGAAAGTATCATCAGGATGGTCCTCCACAAACTGTCTCCAAATATCTAAATCGGCGTCTGTCAATCCAGCGCCAAAAGTAATATAAAAAGGTTGTCCATAAAAAACATTAATTTTAGGTTCAGGGGGCCACAATTCATGCAAGCGTTGTGTCAACTCAAATATTGTGGGCCCCAAATAAAATTGTACTTCTGCAGGTACATTACATATAATACGGGGTTTGATCTCATCATGACAGCGAATTAAAG